TGATCCAAAGGCCTTAATATTTTTGAATCCATGGGAACGCCATCGCTCAAACCAATTAATGCTTGCCTTTCGTAATTTACTTCTGAGTCGCCTAAACTCCAGTAAGCAAAGTCCAATTGGCCTTTGGAAATCTTTTCTCGTCCAATTTCAGTTAATTTAACTGAAACAAATGCGGAGTTGGTTTTGATAATATAGCTCAAGTTTATAAATTTTTAAGATAACGTGCATTCCTGCACAATTTTGTTATTTAATTTGTTTATTTCCTGCTTCGCAGTACCCCTTTTCTTCCTCTCAGAAGATGAACTAGGTACTCCACAGGCTTCACTTCCCTCGGACTTCGAGGTAGGGCTGTAATTAGCCAGATTTATTGCTGCGTTCAAGTGTTGTTGTAAATTCATATTTATTATATTAATAAATAGTTTAAAAGTCAATAGTTGTTAATATGCATTTATTGAATTGGTTGTTATTTTAACTGGAACCGATTCTGAGTATGAAATTGTACTTATTATATTATTAGTTACTGTCTTATAATTTTTTTGATTCTTTATTCTATAATAAAGTGTATTTCCTCCATTTCCAGTTATTTTTAAAATGCCATGGTACACAGATACGCCTATCTCATAAGAAACTACCGATGTATAAATAAAAGACTCAAAATTAATATCCTGGCTCAACTCAATAGTAAAATTTCCATTTACATCAGTGGGCGCAAAATCTACTCCCCAAGCAATTACATTATTAGTGTTGTTAATACCATTAATAACTTCTGCCGCTGGAAAATAAAAAATATTAATAACGTCTCCAATCATAAGTGAACCATTTAATATTATTCTTCTTGTATCAGAAATTGATTGATAGAAATCAATACCACTTGTTAAAGTGACAGCATTTATTGTTACAATAATAGCATATCCTGCAACTGGTGTAAGGCTACAATAAATTTCATACATGCCAGTTGTTGTATTATAAAAATAATTACTGCTACCCTGCGTTCCTGTTGATCCACTAGGGATTACCGATACTATATGAATAGAATCTGATTTGATGCCAACCTCACCATATTTATTGTAAATTACACTAACTACATCATTAGATGTCACGTCGCCGCTTAACGATATTGTATTATCCGCATAAGTGTAATCCAAATTATTAGAAAGGATCACTCCATTTAATGTTAACAAGAAATCACCCTGAAAGTCAAAATTTATTGGTAGAACACTGATTGGCGCTGCGCTATCAACAGGTATTACTTCTTGTACAAGAGATGAAGTTGAGGTGGGTGTAGAAGCAGTGGTGCCTCCTGAGTTAACATTACTACTTGCAATGAAAAAAGGTGTTTGTGCTTTATTTACTGCAATAAAATAATAATCAGTACTTGGATCATAAAGCTGATAAGTACCAGTTACCTTATAATCTGAGGTTTTTACGGTCTTTCCTAATCTATTTAGAAAGTCTGTACATGCATTGAATTCATAATAGCCTTTAATTACATATTCACCATCTAGACTCAATCCGCTTATTGGAATGTTATCGTACAAGACATTACTTGACTGAAAATCAGCATAAGATATTGGAGCACTTTGAAACACAGGGGGTGTGACAAACACCCCTATATCTGAATTAAACTTATAAACGCCATAATTAAATGTGACAGGAGTACCAGTAAATGAGGTAGTATTTCCCGTAAAATTAAATGATACAGGTATCGTGCTTGATGGAGAGGCTATAAAAACGCCCGAAGGCATTTCTGCAGGAATTATCTGAGTAGTTGTTCCAGAGCATGTTGTGTATTCAAATCTTACGCACTTATATCCATCATCACAATTAGACAACAAATACGGGTCTGGACAACTATAACCAATAGTTGTTCCTATATCATAATAACCGCCTATCTTATCACGCGTAGAGAATATTACATTTGCTTGTGTTGAACCAGAATCTGTTGCACCTGTTAAAACTGCAAAACTACTAGGGTGATAAATCTCAGCGCCAAAAGCAGATACATCACCATCATTCATGCCTTCCATATGGATGATATTTGCGCCAGAATCAAGATAAATAGGAAACACGCTCCAAATATTAAAATTACACGTTAAATCAACTAAAGTACCTGTATTAAATACCTCAATGTTATTTAAACTGAATTTACAATAATTGTCAGCAGCTAATCCAACATAATATATACCTGGTTCGTCAATGTTGACGCACGAAGTAAACCCAACCCATTGTCCAGTATATGCGGCTATACCAACAGAATTTAACCGACCACTACTTAAATCTCCATTTTGATACGCCCAGAATGAATTTGCACTTTGCGTAATAGCAGTTATAATTTGACCATTCTGGTCTTTAATTTTTCCATAATTAGCACCTTGATCTACAAAACTTAGAGGTAAGGACGTATGTTCTAAATCTACCTGAGGGAAAAAATATGCTGCAAGACTATATCCGTCACTGGTATTACCTGCCGTAATTACACTTCCTTGCTGTCCATTATATATAGCAGTTGTTGTTGTTTTTTTAACGCATGTAACCCCATCAATATCAAGAGTATAATCTGACGGACAGGAGCAAGAACCCTCTATCTCTGTGGGAAAATCAGTAACATTTCCACTCAAACTGCCTATTTTAGTTGCACCACTAATATCAAAGGTTGGCGTATTAAAGACACATAGATCTGAACTCATACTAACATTAGGCATTGCCTTGTTTCTAGGCCCTGTGTATTTATTCTGTATATATATTCTTTCTTGATACCTCATTAATATGATATTTCTATTGAGACAACTTTATAATTATTGTTTTTTATGCCCATTTCAGGTGATGCATCCAAATATTCAACGCTTTCAGCTCTAGTAAAATTCTGTAATAAACCAGTAAAAGAAGTAAAATTTATATAATCTTCTCCCTGGATATCAGATATAATAACAATGCTGCTAGCTAACTCAGCTCTGATATTATTAATTAATTTACCTTCTATGTTTTTTAATATTTGTAGCATTATTAATAAATATCTATTTTAAATTTAAACATTGGATATAAATTTACTGTTAGATTCAGTGATTACTCTTCCAATAAATTCAGATCCAATATTAAGTTGCTTAATATATACTTTTTTATATGTTCCTATATTAAAATTAGGTATAAGAGAAGCACTTACATCGCCCATGATAATAGATGTAGTTATATCAATATCTTCGTTTCCATTACAAGGACTTAGTACACTACCATCTCCATAATTGTCATCGCCAAATTCAAGCGTATATCTCTTATACTGAAATTTTTGCATATCAAAAATAGTATTTGTAAAAATCTTTGTTGCACCCCAAATAGTTGTGGACGGAATTACCTGTTCAATTAAATCATTCCAATAGTTGCCTATTAATTTAGTAAAGGCATCCATGCTTGAATAATTAAACTTAGAACTTACTTTATTACAATATTCTTCACTATTCAAATATCTATCATATACTGACCTTAGCGTCGGATATGAACTTATAGTTTGTCTGGATTTAGCATCGATTAATTCGCCAACAAATTGTTTTTGAAAATCATCAATTACGCTCAATTCATTTATTGGTTCGGTTACAAGAGAAGAAATATTAAAATGATTATCGCCACAACTAAATCCGTTATCATTATCACCACAAACCACGTTCACAATATTAAGTGTTGTCACGCCAGTTTCTGTTGTTACGCCACTTATCACTTTATCTGTGTATGTTTGCACAACAGTATAAATTGTAGTTTCTCCTGTTACTGTAACTTGATCAGTAACTACTGTTTCTCCAGTTATTGTAGTCTCAGTCTGCTGTGCAGTAATACCTGTTACAATAATAGACCTGCAAATAATTCCTCCGTCCTCAGTACAACTAACAGGTGAGTATGATGTTGGACAAGAATAGCCTACTGTGGTACCAACGTCAAAATACTTTCCTCTTTTACTTAATGTTGAAAATATAACTCCAGCATCAACAGTATTAGTTGCAGCAGTTAATGCCGCTAAATTAGTTGGATGATAAATTTCTGCAGCAAAGGCACTCGGATTTCCATTAGTCGGTCCGCTTTCATTTCTACCAAGCATTTTTATAATATTAGCGCCAGAATCAAGATGAATCGGAAACACTGTCCATATATTAAAATTACTAGTTGAAGCGGTCAGGATACCTGTATCAAAAATTAAAACTTCATTAATTGTAACCTGGCAAAAGTTATCAGCACCAATGCCCACATAATAAGTTCCAGACTCTGGTATATTTACACACTCTGAAAATCCCACCCATTCATCCTGATACGCTAAGATTCCAGCTGAATTCAAACGTCCATTAATTGTATTATCAGTTCCCCAGAAAGAGCTAGAAAGTTGAAAATCGTTAGATAATATGCCACCGCTTTGATCTATAAGTTTACCATAATTGTCATCATTACCGTAGTGAAAAGGCAATACACTAGAATTTAAATCTATTTGTGGAAAGAAATACGTCGCAATTGAATAATTGGTGCTTGTGTCTCCTATAACAATTTTAGATCCACTACCATTGAACGTAGCCGTTGTTTCTAATATTTTCTTACAAGCATCGTTTGCAGGCGTAGCCGAATATCCTGATGGACAAGAATAAGTTATTGTTGTTGCAGTGCTAGATGTTATTTCTATAGATGTTGTTATATCTGTATTAGCTGTAATAACAACCTGTGGTATTTGTGTTTGTGTCAACACGGGTATCGTGCTTGTTGTAACATAAGTTCTTCCTGTTATAACAGGAAAAGAAACTTCCTCAAATTTTGTATTGCAATTACAGCAATATTCTGTAGTGCCAGTGGTATATGTAATACCTGTAACAACCGCTGTTCCAACCACTATACTATTTCCAGTAACCACAACATCGCTATATACTACTGTTGTTCCTGTTAATATAGTATCAACACTTTGTTCTGTAACATCAGCTATATCTATATGAATACACTCATAGCCAGACGAACTACAAGTAGATAATTTATAAAGCACAGGACTTGTAGGACATGAGTAACCGACAGTCTCGCCCACATCAAACCTAAGTCCAATTTTATCTTTAGTACTAAAGATAACACCAGTCTGTTCAATGGTAGTTGCTGCAGTTAGTGCTGCAAAACTAGTTGGTTTATAAATTTCAGCGCCGAAAGATCCTGTATTTGTAGAGGTACGGGTACCTAAGTTCTGGCCCTTCATTTCTATAATGTTAGTTCCTGAATTAAGATAAATAGGAAAAACATTCCACGCTTGAAAACTATTCATCCAAGGATAAACATTTCCTGTATCGAAAATCATTACTCCATTCAAACTAAATTGGCAGAAATTGTCAGCACCAATACCCACATAATATACTCCAGGTGTATCTATATTTAAACAATGAGTAAAACCCGCCCACTCATTATCTGTTGGAAGGATACCCACCTCATTTAATCTTCCTGAATCAGTTCCATGAGATCCCCAAAAGCTATTGTTTGACACGTTTGTAGGACTATATACAACACCGTTATTACCAACCAAATTTTGCGTATCTCCAGTATAATGAAGAGATAGATCAGATGTCAAATCTGTGTTTATTTGTGGGAAAAACCATGCACCATATATTCCAAAATGAGTTGGGTTCTTATCTCCAGCAACAATTATTGGTCCATACGAATTAAATGTGGCTTGTATTGTCAATATTTGCTCACATTTGTCCTTATTTGGCGTTAAACTATATCCTGTTGGACAGGTGAATTCAATACTTGATACAGTCTTAGAAGTAACTTCGGTCACGCCGCTTGTAACAGTTGTTGACGTGACAACAGTAGTAGATGTTAGAATAGTATCACGAGTAACAGCAGTATAAACACTCATACTGCTACAAATATTGCTCTCAAGATTAATAGTGTTTCCTGTTAGTATACAAGGGTTATCTGAGATGTATGACCAAACATCAGATTCAATTGCTTTAGCTATACTAATGTCAATATCTACCTCTTTAGAATTTATTACTTGTCTATCATCAGTGACTGTATAGTTTGTAATTCGTGTCGGCGTTGTACCATCAGTTTTTAAAATTTTAAAATTTCTAGTAGTAGTATCGGTGCTCCACGACTTTTTATTATCTCTTACTCTTTCTAGTTCAAAGCCAATCGGTTTGGTTACAAAAATATCGTTTCGTTTAGTTGTAATAACATTTTGATTAATCTTGATGTTATCAATCAGAATACTCAAATCAACACACGAGTTATTAATGATAAAACTAAGTTTTATCTTTTTATTCTTTAATGAATTTATAATATTTGGATCGGTAATTTTAGTATAGAAGCGCAGCCAATTTGAATTGACGGCATTTGTGGAGAGTGACTCTTTAAATAACTCTTCATTACTGTCACCAGTCAAACCGAACTGATTAAACAAATCAGAAACTATTTTATTCCTAACGTTCTGACAAAAATTTACATTGTTATTATTTTCGAAAAGACTAATAGGTACAAAATTATCATCTGATATGTATATACCTGTTAAATCTTCTGCCTCACTTAGGTATGAGTATAGATTTCCTTCACCAATCGCTGGAAAAATATTCTGCTCTAAAACACTTGAATATGTGGTTCCATCGATTCTTTCCAGGTTCAATGAAACATCTAACGATTCAAGCGCCTTGGTTATAGAACCGCATGCAGAGGAGTCAACTGAGCTACAGTTAATCCTAAATAAATAATTGAATTCAACCTCAATTTCATTAACGGTATTATCATCAATAATAAAGCTACTTCCGTCATAACCCTTGGAATTAACGTATATTTTAAAGTTTGTAATAGAGTTACCGCTGCAAGATTCAACGTTATTAAATGCTATGCTCAGTATATTATTACTATTTCCAGTTTCGCATCCGCAATCGTTATAATACGGGTTCGGTTTAGGGTTTGCAATTATATTTGCATGAAGATTGATACAATCTGAAATATCATTATTAGAAAGCGTTTTAGCCTCCACGAAAGTCGCGCCAGTGTATCCGTCAATAGTTCCATTAAAGTAATTTGTAAACAGATTTTTAGTCTTTGTTGTCAGTGTCTCCGAAGAAATGGTTACCGCTGAGAAGTTAGGTATTAGGTTCCTAAATTGATCCATGTACTTGCCGCCGCCATCGTATGGCCCTACATGCGGGTTATTACCATCCAAGATATCAATATCTGAATTCATACCACCTGTCTCTCTGTACCATAAACCATTGTTTTGAAAGTACATATCGGGTGTGTTAGGCAATGGATTAGGAAAACCGTCTGAATCTACGGGATATAAGTCTAAGTCTGAACTTACATTATTTAATATAAGCGCTTTCTCTAGGATATTTGTGTCTATCTGATTCTTAGCCAAATAAACATACTCATTAAAGTTGATAAGGCCCTGAGGTGTTCCTATGAACCTAAATAAAAATTCAATTACTTTACGAGTGCTTTTTGATTTCCAAATCCAAGGTGTGTTTAGTATCAGCCTTCTCCATAATTCTGTGTCAGCTTCAACGGCAGTTAAACCCACGGTATGGCCAGAATATGATGCTGGTTTTCTTGTCACATAATTTTTTAATAGATCGTTTTCTAATACTGAGGACACCAAGTCCCATCCAAGAATACGAGCAAGGCTCTTAACATATATATCAGGAGTATTATCCTTCTTATCATATGTTACAGTATTTGCAAACTCAATGCCTGTAATAAACTTATTAATATCATCAAATTCTCTACCGTACACGTTCAGGATCTTGTTCATTTTGCCGCCAGAGGTATCCTCACTGAGAGAATCTAAGAAAACTGGCATTGTATCAAAAGATGAAATTGACTCAGTAACTAAGAACCTGGTCATTAAGTTGGATGATATTTCATCTGAACTTATTGCAATGTCCAAAAGATTATTTGCATAATCTTCATATCTTGTTGTGTCAAAATCTATATTATAACCATCACTTACTGGCCAAGTCAGGGTTCGTTGTGTTAGTAAAACAGAACCTAGATCCGTCTTAACTGAATAATTAAATGTAGCCGTAAATTTAGGTATAATTTTCCTATTTAATAAATTAAGCTGAAAGTCATCCAACTTATTAAAAAATAATTCTTCTTCTATTTTTTTTGGCTTTATATGGAAATCAATATATCCGTTCACACCTATAAACGGATTTCCATTTATTTGGATCAGCAAATAGCCATTTATATCGGTAGCGCCCGTAAGCCCTATAATATCAAATTCAGTATTATTTACTAAAATACTATAATTAGAATAACTCACAACCAAATTTCTTAGGTCATTGGTCGCATTATAGGTATTTAAAATGCTACCATTTTTTAAAAAATTGATTCCGAACTTATTATTTATTACCTGAGCATCAACTCTAAATGTTGCTACGTTTGTCAGTGAATCATATATGTAATTTTGATATGTAAGGCCACTAACAGGCGCCAAATTAATGATTGAGTTAACGTTCGGATTTACATACAGCGAAGCTGGCCAATTAGTTATAATTCCCTCTAATGAAATTCTTAAATATTCACTTAATGACCCAAATAATGCAAATCTATTAACATTTGTCGAATCCAAGTTTAATGATACATTAGCGTTATTTGAGAGAAGGCTGATAGTTTTTTCAACCGTCAAATCAAGATCACTCAATGTAACGAAATTAGAAAATTTCTTAGTGTTAAATAATTTACTTAATCTATCATCAAAATTAGTGGTGATAGCGAAATTTCCTGATGTAAATATGGGTGATCCTCCGTCTGTGGTTTGTTGTAAACCAACTAAATCAGGAGTAAAATTACGATACTCAATATTTGACCCAAAGAATTTCTTTTGCGCATATCCAACAACCTTGATTCTATCGTTCGCCATTATACAGTAGTAATTGTTTTAAATTCTTTACCAAAGTCTACATTATCTTTTTCCTCCTTAATTTCAAATAAAGGAACTCCAGTAAACTTATCTTTAATTTCATATAAATCATATTGTTTATATATTTCATTTGCAAAATTATAAACAGTATACACACCGTCTTCAAGTGATTTAGTCTGATTACCATAAAGGCTATAAGCAAGCGTCTCAATGTCGTGCTGAACCATTTCTACTTCCACAACGGTTGGGTTAAAGAATGTATTGGTTATGATCACTTCCTGATTAGGCTGTCCTATGTACGGTTGAGCGTTAGGTGTTATACTAGACGCCGAACTAGGAGAAACTGTACAAAATACAAGGCTTGAATTATCGTTTAATCTATATCTGATTGCTTTTTGATTTGTGTTGGTTAAGTTCTGGTTAACAGGCTCTGCTCTGTTGTTAGACGTAATAATTCTAAAGAAGTTATTCACTTTTGCATCTGTCACATTTGAATTGGTACTCAGGTACTCTATTCTATACCCTACTAAGCCATTGTTATCAAACCTGCTTGTAAAATTAGCGGGTAGCGTGCTGGTATCAAAGAGGATTCCCTTAGTATCAGGAAGTGCTGATAAAACGCCTGTATCAATTATTTTTGTTCTGATTTCGACTGGTTTAATAATAATTGTATAAAAGCCTTTCACACCAAATACGGAAGCAGGCAATTTAAGCGTATATAAGCCACTAAATGATTCAAAGCCACTAATACCTGACTGGACCTTATTAGGGTTGTCCATGCGCACCAAAACCTCATTAGAATCCAATTTAATCAGACTCTGGTTTCCAACCTGATCACGAGATGGCGTAAAATGATAAAATATCTCAACATCATCTGGTGAAACATCTGCACCTCTAGTTATACCGTAAATTCCTTGGCTCATTATATTTTATTTTAAAAGTCTAATTTAACTCATGTTATTGAATAACAAACTTGGCCGCTCTTTTTTAACTCATAAGATTTATTCATGACACTTATATTTTATTTATGTTGTAGAGTCCGTTTCCATACTTCACGAGTTCGTCAAGAGTTCTTATTTCACCAAGCATTAAATGTTTGTCAAGTACACTCGTTACCCCTCTATCAATAAATACATCACTTTTAACTTCTGGCGGGGAAATTATACCAAAAAGATACTCCTCTTTGGTAAGAGCCGAGTAAGAAGTGTTCGTACTATTCCATCCCTCACCCTGGTAGTCGATGGACGTTACAGGAATAGATGAATTATCTAATGTCAGTCTGTTTTCATTTAAGTAATCTGTATACAATATTCCTGTAGTCTGTCCAGTTGTTCCTATATAAGGATCATTCTGATTTGTTCCAATAGTATAAACGTTTTTATCATTGCTTAATTCTGTTACTCTATCTACTCCATTAATTATACTACCCTGATGATTAATGTAAACTTCGCTGTTGGTGTTAAATCCAATGATGAAAGGCTGAGTTGACTTATACGTCCTTAGATCCTCAATCAATGACTCAGTATAGCCTGTTACTCTTACACCGTCGCTAAAATAATCAGAAGCAAGTTTAGAAGTTTGATCAACAGGAATATCAGTAAAGAGTCCTGCATCATCTATATTTTGTGTTAAAAACACGTTTAAATAAAACGTAGATGCTGTTAAAGTCCCATACTTAGGCCCATTACTCCTATCAATGCTATCTTCTAATAATATTTTTCTTTTTATAGTATACATTATAATACTTGAATTGGATACAAATTAATTTCAACACTAGAATCATTTAGCGCTTCCGTGTACTTAACATTTGATGAATATTTATCATCTATTTGGTAATAAAACCCTGTCTGATCCCTATATAATATATATCTAGTGTATAATTTATTTACTAAAATATCTATCGGAAAAGCCTGTCCCTCGGTCATTAAATTAAACGCTTTGCCTGTTTTAGCATTATTAAAACTAGCCCTCATGTAAAGATATTTAGGGTATCCAATTTTAAAATCACTCTTATAATCATAAATGCTATATCCTTCAGCCACACCTTCTGGATTAGTTACTGGATTACTGAGTACAAATCTAACAGGTATTTGTGACGCTGGCTTAGTGCGTCCTGGAATGCCATCCGTTGATTTGATTGGGTAGATGTCATCTGCTGTTAGCATTGTATAGATGGTAAGTGAGGTGACTAAATTTTGATTTAGAGCTATATCAGAATCAAAAAATTGACACGACAAATAGGTCTTAGTAAAATAATTTTTTTTAAATCTGATATCTGAATCAATAAATCCTATGTCAGAATAATGAGTTAATGGCAACGCATTCTTATCATTATCAATTGTGTTTAACACATATTTTATATAGGAAACTCCATTATTTAAAAGTGTTTTAGGTGTAAACCTAACTCTTTCATAATCAATTATGGGATTTATCGCTTTTTGTGTCTCTGTTTCAACAAACACATTTTCTATTAAGTCAGAATTGTCAACTAATTGATGCTCCACGGTTATCGGAACATTTATAGTTGTCGCCGAACTACTTAAAAACGTATTTAAATTAATAGCAAATCTGTTAACAATCATTACTTGACAGGTTTATTTTAAAATTATCACTAAGTGTGTTCCCAATAGGATCGCCAGGGAATTTTGAAAAAAATAAACCCCAATTATCAAATGGATCTTGTCTTCTAATATGAATCGTATAATTTTTATAAATATAATGACAACCGTTTAAAAATGGATAGTTAACATCATCTGTCTGGCCGTCATTCACTCCAATATCAAGTAAATCTCTCCATAAAAATCTTCCATCGCCTAAATCAGTCTTATAAAATGGCATTCCTACAGTATTTTTATCACCCTGTTCTATATAAGAAGAAAAATTTCTAATCTTTATTAAATCGTGTGCATTGTAATAATAACCTTCATGCCTTGGGCCAGGAATAATAGCATTTCCACTAGTTTCTCTATCAAGAGTATTAAATCTATGTTGAACGCGAGCCAGAACAATTTCTTTTAGTTCATAGGTATTGTACTCCACAACATCACCATAGAATTCATTTGAATCAATATCAATGTCTTCTTCTAAAGGAATATGCGAGTTAAACGGAAATGATTCTCCATTGTGAATCCTTTGAATGATTGGAACTCTTTTTAAGTAACTAAGATTACTTGCTAAATTTGATATAAAAGGAGCTTCTATACCAGAAGAAACTCGGCTAAACATTCCATTTCCATTTGTTTTAATCTTAGTCAAAAATAATTCACTAAGAGGTCTTCCAAGGTTATCCACTAAATTACTTATATCAATATCTTCATTAAACGAAAACTGAGAAACAGTATCAGTATATATATTTTCACTAAAAGCAAGAGCGCTTATTTCATAATCATCATTCTCAATTACATTAGTACTTCTAGTTTTTATTTTTTTGAATTTTCTAAAATAATACTCTGAAGGGTTCCCATTAACTATTCTTGTTGCCCTAGTATCGCTGTTAATAGTTACTTTCGATGCATCAGCCTGTATACAAAAATAATATTCTGCTAAATCTCCGTTATCCAGGCCAAGTCTGATCACTTCGTAATCTCCCTCATCAACCACACCTTTTAATCTTACTATATTTCCAACTGATAAATTATGAATAACTGGCGTAGCCAATGCTATTACTTCTTTACCACCAAAATTAACTATTTTTTTATCTACTATAATTAATCCATCCTTTACCAGGTAATGATCCTTATCACTCTCTGAGGGATACGTGATGGTCAGGTTCCAATTCATAGCGTCTATGATATTATTTCTCGTGAGATAAAAATATTCTCTTCTTGGCTCCATATCTATAAAATTACAAATACTAGCCCCTTTGACAGGATTAAGAAAACCAAACCATCCATCAATTTCTTTTAAATTATTCTTTATTGAATCATCTAAGGTTACAATTGAATCATTTTTAAATAAGTCATTATTTAGATATTCCCAAGAATTAACTCCATTGATGTTAAAGAGAGCATTGGAAGCAATTGGGTTGATACTGCCAAACAATCTATAAAAAGTACTGGCTTGCCTCTCTTTGTTAAATTGTTCACCAATGTCAATAACTTTATTTATTTCATTTGTTGGAAGAATCTTATTTGATTGGACCAAGCCTAAATTAATGAATGAATCAGAATTTACAGATTCTTTTGATTTATCTTCACCAAGTATTTGTTGTATTCTATCCAAGTTTATAAATTTTTATTAACCAGTCACTGCTTCTGATTCACAACCAGTGCTATCAGTAATACTTGCTGTTAATGTTTTATTATGATCTACAATAATTCCTGTACCTGTGTATGGCGGAATACCATATCCGCTCCTTGCACTTACTGTATGTGTATATATGCCTGTTGGTAAACGTTTTGTGCTAATTACTGCTATAGGTTTAGAATTAGTTTTCACTGTCACAGTCTTAACTAAGGTCTGCATTCCAGAATCAGTAATGATTATTGTATATATGCCTGCCGATAAAGAATAATCTGAGGAGACATCAATTTCATTACCATCAAAATCGGTTGATTTGACTGTATAAGGCTTAGTTCCACCACTAATAGAAACATCAATATGACCATTTCCATCTTCGCCACATTTAGAGTCAGTAACAATTACATTACAAAATAATTTATCAGGCGCTTTAACATCAACAGTTGTAGTGTAGTTTTGAACTGGATTAGTTGAGTCTGTAAAAACAAATGTATTTATTCCAAACGGTACTTCATTTAATATATCGCCTTGTTTAATGCTCATAACTTTTGAAGTATTATCTGGCTTCGTGTAAGTAAGGGTGTATGGTGCCTTGCCGCCAACAATTGCATATATTAAAATCTGACCATCGTTTGACGTCTGAGTCGTAGCGTTTTTATTGATCTGTAGATAACAAGCTAACGCACCTGGAAGGCCTACTGTTACTGTTTTTTCCTGAGAATTACCTTTCAGGTCTGAAACAACTATTTTATACTCACCATTCCTTAATCCGCTAATCATTCCGCTGCTTCCTACGGTTGGTCCGCTTGTATAATTTATTCCGCTCCACGTATAAGTATAAGGTTCAGTTCCGCCAATAAAATTGAACGTTATGCTTCCATCGCTAGCATTTTCTGCTGTAACTGGTGTAAAACTACTCTCTATTATAAAATCATCTGAAACAGTTTTTGTACACTTGGTAAAGAATCTACTATTCATTTTATCCAATGCAGTTTTTCCTGGGTGTAGTCCGAAATAAAAAAAGAATGAGCCGCCAAGAGGTTGTTGATATGTTCCACTGGCTGCGGGATAATAACTCCTAAATTTATCATAGGCTATGCCATTTACTTGCTTGAATCTACTATCAGAAACATTAAATGATGTTCCAAAGACTGGAGTGTTTATATCGCCAGTAAAACCAATATTATTTCCGTTAAGATTCAATCCATAAAACAAAAGTCCACCAGAGGGGTCATTCACTATCGGTGTGATCAGGCCTCCGCTTCCACCAGTAACAGGTATAAATCCATCTGTTAAAGAAAATACTGAAGTACCACTAATATTTAACCCATAAAACATGTTTCTTACGAATTTATTGGTACTATTTATGACATCAACAGGATCTGTTACATCATAAATGTCATTCAAACCAACAGTACAGTCAGCACCTGGCAAATCATTTCCTATTTCACATATTTTTCTAATATTACTACAATTACCCTCATCCAAACGAACACCACTACAATCTATTGTAAAAAAAACGCCATTTCCTGATGTTCTATTAGTAACGTTCGTCATTCCACATACTACCGATCCATCATCCTCTGATTCAGTAATTACAGGAGGAAGTTTAAAACTAGTGGGTAATAAATATTGCTGTATTTTTGGCATTCCTTGCCAATCACAATCAAAGATAGAACCCAGGCTAATAATATCTGTGGCAAATAATCTAAATTTTCCATTATGCACAATGGGGCTATAATAAAGTACTTCATTATAATCGCTTATAAATCCGTCCGAAAGGCTAACAGTATTATATGTCTTTTGATGGGAATCGTCAGACGGGTCAACACCGTTTCCTGTGCATGAATCAAGTAATAACTTGCTATTACAATTGTTCTTATCAATAGAATCAGGAAAATCAGTGCAATCATACTCACAAAATTTTTCACTTCCTTTTCTTTTTTTCTTATATTTTAAGCTATAAGCATATAAACTTCCGTTAATCCAATCATTATAAAAATCAAGTTCAAAAACATCCAAATCTTCAGCTAAAACTGCTGATAAGCAATCAACAAAAACATCTGTTTTAACGCCATTACATTTCTTTGCGCCAACAATATAATCTATTTTTGGATCGGATGGACAAGTTAAGGGTATTGGTTCCACACTGCCAAAAATACGATTGCCTAGTATTTTTATATTATGAATAAAACATAATATCCCATTTAATACTGAAACAAACGTCGCAATTATAGAAACTAATATACATATAACTGAAAATATAGGACTGACATTAGTATCCATCCTATTATATGGAAATGGATTTTTTTCACCTGAGCACTTGGCCAAATCTTTCATGCCCAACGTATTCCTGTTGTCAACGCCGCCAGAGTTTTGAATTCTTGGTATGAAGCTCTTGATAGAATAAATCTTATTCCAATATAGATCAACAAAACTTGAATCCTTGGTTGTTTTATCAAATGAAAAATCTCTATCCTCAAATTTTTCTGGATTATGAGGTATTAAAAATTTAGCACGGGTTCTTAATCGTCCAACGTCTCCTTTTTCATCCAAGCCAACTCTAAATCTGACGCGAGTTCTTGTTGGTACGCCCTTACTCTTATCGTCGGTTAAAATAAGATTGCCAAACTCATCTGTAACCATATAATCTAGATTCATTGGGACCTGGTATGCCCATACTCCGTCGTCATCAATAACACGTCCGCCTTCCACATTATACTCCTCTATTCCTCCGTCATCAGTTTTTCTAATCATTTCAACACTGCCAGCGCCAGTATTTGTTTCACAAATATTGCCCATTTTTTTTCTTGGGCGACAATTTTTATTAACACTATTTTTTTCGCTGTCTCCAAAAATACTTCCCATGAAAATAGCTGCAGGTTTAATATCATAGTTAATGTCCACATCTACTCTAGATATACCAATTTCGAAATTATCTGTATCTCCCCAGAATGGAAGAACGTTTACACCTGTATTGATACTCTTAACTTGCGGAAGACTATCAAGATTTGTACTGGATTTAAATTTAGTAGATGTATCAAATAATTTATCTGATGCACCCTGAGCTATTAAATCATACGGCCTTTGTGAAACAATTCCGATGTTAGATATATCTACGTCCACATGAAGCATATGATTACCTATTGGAACACCAAAAAGCATAAAGTCGCCAGCTTTATTAGTAACAGTGGTGTACTTGTAATACTTAGTATAAATGCTTAGTAATTTGTCATTATCAAGGATCTCTCTCTTGGACGAAAACGTACCAACTGGCGTATAGCATGAATCATTGCTATCACTTTCATTAGGCAGCAAATTATACCTAACGCCATTAGTGTCTTTATCCGTAATAGTTTCAAACGGATATAATTTTGCAATTTCAGGGTTGTTTTTATCTTCAGTATCAATGGGTATAAATATAGAGACTCTTGCATTGGGAATGCCGAAACCTGAGTTAGCATAAACTCGGCCAACTACTACTCCATAATCAGAACAAAATTTTTGATACACTTTATCTTGGCTTATCTTTAGCGATAAGATCTCAATAAAATCAAAATCCTGATCAATTTGAGCTTTAATATATGTGTCGCCTCCGTCTGGCGTTGTTCTTATACGTATAGTATTTTTAGACATAACTTTCTTCTGTATCTTCTGTGTCTTCTACATCTTGGAGTTTATAGTCATTTGAATCGATGTATTCATAAACGATCTCTGGCTTACGCTGGCCATTCAGACGCTTCAACGCATAGCGTAAAACTGGTATTAAATCCACTCTATTTGAGAGTACAATATGATAAAATAATATTATAATAATACCTACAATGATTACAGGTAATAATAACATCATTAATAGAAATACAAAAATATTTCCAAAACGTATATTAATAGGATTCTTTGAAATGCTTTCAGAATTTGAATTTTTTGGCGCTTTACAACATGACATGTTTGATAGAATTAATTTTTTTTTTAATTATAGGTTTTTTAGATATAAAGGAAATGGTTTATTTAACCCTTACACTAATATCTTTAGTAGGATTTAGAACTTCAAACATAGTCATTGGCTCTCCATATAGTGTATAATCCGCACTAACATCTATTTGTCTAGTTTCTGCGTCCAAATAAGGCTGTGTAATCTCGTTAAGAGAATAATTTCCTCCAACTTTATTATAAATTCTTAAATCAATAACATTTAAAACACCACCAACATTGTTAATCAATTCTATTAATGCTGATAAATATATATTCTCACCCATTTGAAAGTTATTCACACTCATATATTGAGTTATATCTGTAATAACCTGGCTTACTATTTGTGATTGAGAAAATTGTTTATCAATGAATAGGTCAACTTCGAAAGCTAGATTAACTATTCTTCCGTTCCCTACAACAACATAATCGTTTATTGACTTATAATCCGATAAGTAATTTTCTATGTTTTGCTTAAGGGTGCTTGTTATGGAACTGGTAAGTGTTCCATCGCCATTAAGGCCTAAAATATATACTTTAATCTTGTTTTGTATTTCAATGACACCACATCTAAATGGTTTTCCAAATTCGCTTGGCATTAACTGAATTCTAGAATTATAGTCCTTAATGTTAACTGCTCTATTCTGAGAAGAAAAATTATAGCGTACTAAATTTCTTACTTCATCTACTGATGGAGCGTCCTTGCCCCCAAGTGCTGGAAATAAATTATTAACCTTTAAGGAAGACTTAACTAAATTATTCTTGTTTATATCTTCACCATTTACAGATATATCTACAATTCCTAAATTTCTTAATACTCCTTGGCCAAGATTAGTGTCTGCTCCGCCTCCAACTCTATATTTTATAAAAAGAGTTGTATTTGGTGAATGGACAATACCAAGTGATAAATTATTAATAAAATCTCCAATTTGATTTAATAGCGCTGAATTCGTGTCAAATTCATTTAATGAACTAATATCCTGCGATCCACCGCCAAAAATTATCTTCGTAAAGCCCAAATCAGTGTATTCTCTAATAAATTTCTTATCAGTTTTTATATATTTACCTGGAATAATTCCTGGATTGTCACTAATAATGCTCATATCCTCTATAAAAACTTTATCCTCTGCAAGTGCATCCATTTCAAACCATCTGTTATTTATATTTGTGAAATCATAAAGACTTGGCTCTGCAATATAATTACTACCATTGAGTGTTATCACGCTCTCTATTGAGATAACATTATCATCAGGTAGTACTACCTCAAGAAATGGCTTTACATCTGCAACAGTTATAGCTTTTTTAAAAACTTTTGTGTAGCCATTCTTTACCATCTCTCTCTTTGTTAGAGTATAATTCAAAAGATTCCCATTTGTATCAAAATTCGGTATGATTATTCTGTTAGGAATTCCACCTATTGAAAAAGGTGAAGAAAAATCAATATCATTACTTGTTTCAAACGTTTTACCAGCCCCATTAATTTGTGCTCCACTTCTGATTATGGGTGCATATTGAAGATCAAACGAATCTCCATTAACAGGAACTGTGACTGTAAAGTCAACAAGAGTCACGCTCGGACTCTTGCCTGGTATTTTTAAACCAAATGTTCTTGCCATTGAGAGGATTGATTTCCTCTCCTGAGCATAATCAATTTGAGTTTCCTGAAACATTCTATCTGTATTTGCAGAAAGCATGTCTCCAACAGCTGAATTTAACTCAATAAGCATCATACCGATGCTACTATCGTTTAGATCATTGAATATATCAGGATAATACTGCTTGGCAAAATTGATTAAATCAGTTCTGATATCAAGAAAGTTCCTAGACGTATATGCAATGCCTTTAGCCATGTTTTTTTGTTTATAATAAATATAAGTAAGTAATTTTTTTAGGAAATAGTTTAAACATAGAACATTGGACTATTTATGTTATATTTGTAAAAATAAATCTATATGAAAAAGAAGCTAAATGGTTTGAATCACGATAGCAAAAATAGAGAAGAAGCCAAGAAACAAGGTTTCTACGATGGTAGATTCAGAAACAAGGTGGTTCCTGATAAAAAGAAAGAAGAAAATAAGAATGCTGCTAAAAAATTCCGTGGAAAGGACTCATCAGAGTTATAATTTTATAACCACAAAATCATCCTCAGTAAATACACCATCCGAAACAGTATAATCTAGCCTTACTTCTGCAGCATATTCGCTTTCCTCAGACTGAACAACATTTATTGAATTTATCTGGAGGTTTGGTAAATATCTTTTAACTGATGTGGTAATTTCATCTTGAATTTGTTGAAACGACGGTGAATCTTCTGGTTCAAATATATACTGAATTAAATTAGTACCAAAATTAGGATTGTATAGCCTCTGACCTCTTCTTGTTAATAGTAAATGCATTAGATCACTCTTTATAGCCTGGCTATCAGTTGTATTAAGGTTTAAAAATAACCCATCTGGGCTGTCCTGAAAAGGAAATTTAATATTTATATATCTTTTAGTTGCCATATAGTAATAAATATCTAACAAAGTAAATAAAAAACGGGAAACAATATTTCCCGTTTTTTATTATAACTCATTGACTATCAACACTTTGAGAAACCACAGTTTTTACACTTCTTGCATCCTTCTTCGTAAATCATGGTTGGTTGATGACACTCAGGACATTCTTCATTAGTTGCTTCGTTAGGAATATACTTTTTAAGCATTCTTGCAATTACTTTAGGGAATGATGTAATCTGAACTTCTGATTTCTCAACCTGTTCAGCGATGAACTTAGGGTTAGCACCATGCCTTAACAAGAGAGAAATCCATCTGGTGAGCAATTTCTCATCAGTGTGCTCCTGTGATAATTGTAAATTATCAATAGTATATTTTTCTGAAATAAATTTATAAACACCTCTTTTTACCTTAACAATTTTACCTTTTAAATGTTCTTCAGCCGTTGGAGATTCAAAGACAAACACCTCGTAAGGTACTTCATTCATAAGACCAACGATTACTGCATATTTTTTACCCTTAGAAGTCACGAAGTAATAATCGGCATTAAGTTCTTTAGGTCTTTTTGGTGCATCAGTATAACCAAATTTATCTACTTTTTTTGTTGGTTCATTAATTAAAACCCCTGACCTGCTCCCATCACGATATACTGTAACGCCTTTTAAACCTAGTTTCCACCCAGTCAAGTATATGTTTGCAACAGTTGATTTAGGTACATCTGTTGGAAGGTTTATAGTACAACTAAGCGCATTTGACGTGTACCTCTGAATAATAGCATTCATCTTAACCCTATCTTCCCAGCTAATATCATTAGCTTCACTACCATACCAAGGAGATTGCTCAAATGAGTAGGATAATTCTAGTTTTGATGAATTATCTATCAGCTTTTTAGCTCCTTCATCCGTTGCTCCTTTAGATTTAAAGTTCAGTATAAGCCACTCTTTAAACTTAGGATGAAGTATTGCATATTCTTGCCATGTATCTCCATTTTGATCTGTAAAATCAATTCTTACATTAGTATCATTAGGATTAATCTTCTTTCTCCTAATATAATAAGCTTTAAACAGAGGTTCCAAACCACTTGTTGTTTGAGTCATAAGACTTACGGTTCCTGTTGGAGCAACAGTAGACCAGCTCACGTTACGTCTCCCATTCTGAAACATTCTTTCTGCCTGGATAGGAAATTCTTCCATAAGCATCTTGTAGAAACTATTCTTACCTACAAGTTCTCCATTCTCAATATCAAATTCAACGTCCTTATTGTGACCTTTAAACGCACCTCTAGTTATTGCCATATCAATGCTTGCGTCAAGTTCAGCCATCATTTTTATTTTCATAACAACTTCTGCCGCATCTCGGCCATCCTGACTACCGTATTTAACATTCAATGCTGCAAGCATATCTCCCAGCGCTGTAAACCCATTCCCTGTTCTTCTGCCATCTCTCGTTGTATTTCTGATACTGGTCCATAGATTAATCTCCCTGGCTTTTACCTCTTCTGGCTCTGGATCTTTCTTAACTTTATCTATTATTCTCTGAATGTATTGAACTTCCAGGTCGATAAGATTATCGCCAAGACGCTGTTGCATATAAGATACTTCATAAACTTTTTCTACATTAATCGCTGCATTTTCTGTAAATGGGTTATCAATAAAATAAAAGAAATTTTCGGCAATCAATCTGCATGCATCATAATCACCCATCCATATTTCGCCGCAGGGATTACATTTAGTTGGCCGAAACCTTGGATAAACTCCATCAGGAGCATAATCCTGAATTCTGTCAATATATGCCACCCCTGGTTCTGCATTCTTCCACGCCATTTCTACAATAAGATCAAACAATTCCTTTGCATGAATTCTCATTACATATACTGGTGCCTGACTACCTTCAAGCGTTTTCATTTCGTTGTAAGGCAAATCTTGGTTAGCTTCTAATAACGAGTTAAATTTTTCTATCGGTGAGTCAATTGGAAACCTACAGAAAAAATCTGCGTCCAATTCAACCGATCTAAGGAATTCATCTGTAAGCATACTAGAAACGTTTGCTCCTGTTACCTTTGTTTTATCATCCTTAGCTGTAACAAATTTAAATATATCTGGATGCAAGCAATGAAGCAATAGCATGAGTGCTCCTCTACGCCCATCTTGTGCAACCTCTCTGGTTGTATTACTATATCTTTCCATAAATGAAGGAACACCTGTACTAGTCTTTGCTGCATTAGATACCTTAGCTTTTGTAGGCCTTAACGAATCAAGTCTTGTACCCACGCCACCTCTGCGTTTCATTAATTGAGTTAACTCTTCGTCTGTTTTTAACAATCCTGAATATGAATCATACGGTGCTGGTATCACAAAACAATTGCTAAGGCTACCAAATACATACGGATTACCTAAGTTACTCATTATTGAGCCCTGTGGAACTATCTTTCTAAACTTCTCGAAGTATGTATATATTTCATTAACTACGTCCTTTTTGCTCTGTGATTTTCTTCTCTCGATGAGTCGTCTTCCAAAAGAAGACAAGTGATCTATATTTTTTGCCTCTATTTCTTCTCGCCTGTATGAATACTCTACTTCACCAAACTCTTTGGCAAGACGCCAATGCATATTGTCTGGCGTTGACTCCATTTCTATATTATTATCATCTTTCATCTGATATTTACTAGCCCAAGAATCAGCGGCCATTTTATCACCATTAAAATATTCAGTTAAACTATTATCCATTCCTATTAATATTTTTTTTTAATTTAATTATTGTTTTCTAATTGTTGTTCTTTCAATCTTTTTGTTGCTTCAAGCAGGAGGTTAACTCTCTGTTGTTTTGCCTCGTCAGTATTACTAATAAATTGACTGTGACTTACGGGGCCCTTATTACTGCTCATGTCTATATGAACCCTGGCATTATCAAAAACTATATCTTCGAAAATCATTCCCGATGAGCCAAATCTAGATTTAATAATCGCCATATTTGCTGTTCCATTTTCTTTTTGATCAAGTGACTTAGCACCTGAGATAATAAAGTGTCCTATTTGTCCTTTCTTTATAGAACCACCCATTTGGTCTCCCTCAACGATGTTAGATTTTATAGAGCTTCGGTTACCTTGAGTACAAACCCAACCAGCTATTTGCATTTCGTCAATAAGTGTTTCTATCTCTCTCATTATCATACCCTCACCAACATTAACATCATCTACCTTTTTAGACGGAATCAAACAATCTACATAATCAATTATAATCATGTCAGGCCTTATACCCTTTGCAATTAGTCTCCTTAAGTATTGTTTAATTATTGGAACCGTAGTAAATCCGCTTGGAAATTTTTTAAGGATAAGCAATCCTTTTTCTTTCTTCTTTCTTTCAACTATTTCTTTTAACTCATCCTTATGAAGGCTTAGACTATTCAATTCATAACCTGACCAACAAGCAAGATGTTTCCTTTGAATTACTTTCTCATTATCTTCAAAGAATATCTGAACCACGTTTTTACCAAGGTTCTTGGCAGTATTAGCAATCTTAGTTGCTAGAGTAGTATTATGGGTGAGAATGAAATCGTCTGTTGCAAATAAACTATCATCGCTATCAACCATTATACACGTAGCCTCTTCTTTATGAGAAAACTCAATTGTTTTTATGTACTTATTAAAAGCATATTTTTTACGGTATACAACTCTTTCTAACTTCCTGTTTAATTTAAATGGGCGAATGCTTTCATCTGAAAAAGACATTGTTATAATATAACATTTTTTCCCTTCTATTTTAATTCCATTGTGTTTATACGTTGGAATCTTATTTTTAATTTTACAAAAACCTCCAAGAGACAAAACCAATTCCCTAACATCATTACTTAATCTTTCAGATACAGTTGAAAACTGAATCCTACCTGCCTTACTACAATATCCGTTAGTATCCATTAACCCCTGTAATAATTCAATCCTATTTTCCACTGAATTATATAAATATTCGGATGGTATAAATTTGTTTCCAGAATTGCAGCCCATTAGCTCAAGTTCTATTAATTCATTTTTAATTGAATGGATTGAAACTTTTGTTAGGGTACGTTCAACCATAACTAAAACGCCGTTCTCTTCTTTTTCTATATTTCGTTTTAATTCAGTTACTTTAATAGATTTATTAACTCTTTTTTCTACTTCTCTTATAATTTCTTGATCCTTCGTTACAAAGTTTGGTTGAGTACCATTCGTGATACATCCATCACCTAATAAAACACCTAATACATAAGGATCAATAACTACCTCTTTAGGTTTAAAATTAACTGGTTTTATAACTGGTATCCTATAATTTAAATGTCTACCACCGTCAACACGTAGTTTCTTGCTTATTTCTTCTGTTGATAACACTCTAAACGAGTTATCTTTAGGTAATTTTACTGTTTTACCATTTATTGTTGTATGTATATTTCGTTGTGACATAGAATTGACAGACCACAGATGTTCTTTACAACAAAATGTGCTTGTTCCATCATTAAATAATACTTTATACATGTCCTTTAAACCTTGCGGATAAACGCCTAAGACATTATGGGCTTCACCATTTGTTCCTATTACAAGATCATTGACCTTAATGTCACTCATTAACTTATAACCATCAGGCGTATAAATTCTATTTGAGTTAGCTAAACTTTTGCCCACCCCGTAAGCCATAAGAATAACACCCAATTCTCGTGGTCCTAATCCGCCATCCATAACTTCGTCTAAACCTTTAATTCCAGTAGGAATAGGGCTTCTGTAATCATCTGATAATACTTCATCTATATTATCAGTTACATTTACTCCATCATCTTTAGGTGCACCATGCTCAAGTGCTTTTTTGATTATTTCTTCACACTGATCATAGTCACTAATTTCTCCTTTTTCTATAATTTTTGAAATTATAGAGATTGATTTTTTTAATTCTTGCTGCTTACAGAATTTCATCGCAGTATCCTGTACCCATAAAGAATCGTTTAGAGAAACTTCTTTTATTTGTTGCAATTTTGAAATAAGAAATTTTCTTTGAATAGTATCTGATGTTCTATCAAGTAGCCTAGCCTCCAAACTTCCCATATCTGGAGTTATTTCGTAAGACGAATAAGTGTCTTTAATTGTTGCAGAAATTATTCGTAAGTGCTCATCTTCAAAATAATTAGGATCAATAATATCCATTATTGAAGATGAAAATTTTTCGTCTATTATTAATTGTGAAATTAATCTTAGTTGAAAGTCATGCCCTAGATAGCCTAGGCTATCTTTGTCTATTTTTGCCATTTATTTTATATTTTTTAGTCTTTTAATGAATTAAATCATATTACAATTGGTAGTCAGCATATTCATGCGTATACTTTTTAAGACTAAAAAAATATCTTATTTCTGATATAATAGAGGGAATTATTTCTTTAATATCTACTTGATATCTAACTTTGGTTGGAAACAGATTACCAGAAAAACTGCTCTTAGCTACTGGTTCTTTGTCCACCTTTATTTCAAAGGTAAAAATGTCTTCTTTATCAAAATTATTTTTAACTCCAACAAATTCTTGTGGAATGTATGGATTGTATTGACTCCATAAATGGTCAATGGATAATTTTTTTAAGTGTTTAGGTATGATCCCCATACCACCATACTCGCCATTATTAACACCAGCAATATTATCCATTAAATATTTCAATTCAGACGAATATATTACATCCGAATTGTAGTCTCTGATGTGAAAGTACCTCTCACAAATAATGTGATTATTAATGTACAACACAAAAGCAAATTTCTGTTCTTCAATTTTCTTGTTCATAGGTTTTTTCTCTTTCTGTTAGTTTTTTGAATGGTAGCAGGAATTCAGGGTATCTATTAGCTCCAATCATGTGCTCTAATCCATCTTTTTTCATCAGAGTCATTACATTTTTAAGGCTTCTATCATCTATACCCATTTCACCTTCCATAAGTAGGCTTATTTCGGCTATTCCATCTTCTGTTAGAAGTGGTCGCTTTAAGTCTACCAATCTTGAGTTTATCTCATAGATTTTTTTACCCTGGACGCCATCTGTTACCGATTCAATTATGTTTGTTAGTTTTTGTAGTGGCTTTTTATTCTCTTTAATTCTATTATCTTGTAATTCTTTAGCTTTGGTTAAAATATCATCAATAGTTAATCTATGTTCTTTCAATTCAGGGAAGAGAGATAGTAGAGTTTGTTCCTTAACGCCTTTGATTCCCTTTATACTATCACTGTTGTCTCCTGTGATAGTTTTTATCAACACTGAATTGCTGTTATGATGACTAAAATACTCAAAATAATTGCTTGTTCCAACATAATTCTTTAAATCACAAAAATAAATTCTTACATTCTCTTCAATTAGCTGACACATATCCCTATCATTGGAACAAATGGTAATTTTTTCGTATGGTTTTCGCATTAAGCAGCAATAAGCAATGAAGTCATCAGCTTCAATAATTGGGTGCATTAATTGGCGTATGGATAACTCCTCCATATACTGCCTAACCATGGCCTTCTGTCTTACTTCGTCTTCGTCAACTGGCTGTGTACCATTGAGGTAATCCTTACCTCTTGAGCTCTTGTAAGGAGAGTAGAGTTCGTAGCGTAATTTACCACTGAACTTACCATCCCAGAAGACATATACCCGATGATATATATCCTCAGTTAGTAATTTTCTCAAAACAGTTAGAAATTGGTAAACACCTCCTATATTTTCGCCATGATGATTGTAAGCGTCGCGGGCGCCGAAGAACCCTGTCTTAAACAGACTATTGCCATCTACAAGGAGTGTGTTTTCTGCTTTAATTCTTGTTTCGCCATTACGTGGTGGCCTTTTGTTCAACTTATTCCTTTTATTAGGTTAAAAATATTAAATATCTTCCCGATTTGTTATATCGCCTTCTATTGTTCCTTCTTCAGTAGTGAAATTCAGTTCGGTATCGTATGCTACATTAAGCGCATCATGGATGAATTGCCTATTTTGTTTCTTATATTCAGATAGTTCAGCAGGATTAACATATCCATGTGGTGTTGATGCTATTTCTCCGTTTCTTTCTATACCAGTAACATGATTTTTTTCACATCTTATTTTTACCTGAGTTCCATATTGAAACTTCTGACCTAATGCTTCTGCATTTAATTTTGTTGTTCCATGAGTAAGTATTCCACCCATATGAACAATTATTCTTGAGTTAAAGAAAAAGAACTCTCCACCTTTATGCTTAATTACCATTCCATTCATGCTATCAAGCCAAATTTTCTGAACCGCAATAAAGGTATTAGTGTAGGAAGAAGTAAGTGACCTTGAGCTAGGTACTTTAAAATTGACAATACCCTGGAAAACACCCATAGCACCTGCATTCCACATATTATTGCTTGCATTTGAAACAGCAGACTTGTAACAATTAAGTGTTCCGATTGAATCCCAAAGGAAACACAGATCCCTTTGTAACACACCTTCTTCTTGTTTTTTAATCAAGTCACTAATATATAAAGCAACATCCTCAATAACTGGCTCGCCTCTTGTCGGTGATGCTGTCCATTTAGACGTACTATGATCATAATTTTTATACCTATCGTATAAATCATGATTTCTAATTAGAATAAATCCGTCAGGTACCTCTTTTACTTCTCCTGTTTTTTCGTCTGTAATTGTTAAAAACTTGACGCCAACCTTTTTTGCGTGATCAGCATTCCAGTTTCCTTCTGTTTCAAACACAACTGGAAGATCTCCAACTTTTTGAGCGCCAGCTATTGCTTCATAAAAAGCTGTTGATTTACCCGTATTGCTGTATCCTCTTACAAGACTTACAAATCCACGAGGAAATCCTGGTAATTTTAAGGCGTCATGCCATGCTTTAGACAGCGGTATCCATGTTAATTCTTTATCTTCTGGCTCTTTATTCATCCCTTCTGTTTTCATGAAAGCATTTAGATCAAAGTCTTTTTTTTCAATTATTTTTTTTGGTTTAGAAGCCATTATATTTTTATTTTAGAGTAAAAAAATCCCACCACTTTTTGGGGGTGGGATTTTAATTGTTATTTTTAATTACGTTCAGTTTTAGAATGGAAGATCATCGATTTCTTCTTGGCTGATAGTGGGTGTATAAATAGGTTGTGAAGCGGCTTGAATGTTAGGTTTAACATTAGCAACGCCAATGCTTAATTCTGCATCCAAATTATCACTTTTAATTTCTTTTGTTGCTTTTTTATCAACAAATTTTGATTGTTCCTTATCCCAATAAGGCACACCACCCTTAACAATAATTTCCAAATAATCATATGGCTTAATGCTATAAACATCCTGCCATGTCATTGGGTCATTTATCCATTCTTGGGCTTGTGCTGGATCAGCACTTAGAGGTGATGGATCAAAAGCAGCTATTTGCTGAACGAAAGGCCTTTTGTTTTGATCTCTAGCAATTGAGACTGATAAATCACGACCTTTTTCAGCACTTGTGATGTCTCTGGCCACACGCATTACACCAATGATTTTATCAAAAATACCTTGTTTACGATAATCATGATTAAATCTCCAGAATTTAGGGCCATCTTCTTCGTGATCACGGTCAATAACCTTAACAATATACATCTTTTTTTGTCCGTAACCATTAGCTAATTTTTTATCGCTTTCATTACCTGTTGCAAGTAACACTTGGCGCGCTTCACAAAAAGGACAATCAGTATCCTTTTCTGCCTTTAAACACGCGAATGTTTTCCATTGTCCCTCAACCTGGATCTTATGACCAATCATTTCAACCAATGGGGTTGACCCGTCTTCAGTTGGGATAATTCTGATGGTTTTTTGCGCTTCATTTTCTTTGGCTTCTAAGAATGTTCCAAAGTAATGTTTCTCGTCGTAGGCGACGGCATTTTCTTTTTTTGTGTAAGAATTTTTGCTGTTTTTTTCATATTGGGCTAGCATTTCAGCCACAACGTCTTTTTTTGTTGTTTCCATGTTTGTTTTTAATTATAATTTTTAACTATACACTATGTGTTATGTTGCCTTTGTAAAATGTTTATATTAATATAATAAAGAAAATTTAAAAATCAATTCTTTTTATACATTTTGTGTGGGAATTTTTATTTCTCATAGGTAAAACAAACCTACTAAGATTATATCCAAAACACAACTTTTAAAAGAAAAAAATTTCTTAGTTTGAATAAATTAAATGTCCCAGCCAAACGAAAAAATCAGATATAGGATACTTTATAGAGGTAAATTTTATAATGAGCGAAATGAATAACAATGCTCCCATACAATACCATTTATATTTCCCGAAATTCTTATCAAGGGTTGATGTTGTTCCATTATAAAAAGTGGATACATGCAAAGCAACTTTGTTGACACCTATTTCAAACCCTGGAATGCAAATAGCGGCAGCAAGTAGCACATCATACCACTCTTGCTTCCCAATCATCAAGGCGATCAGAAATGGTGTACTTCTTTGGAAAGCGCCGTATCCATGCCACCTACTCCTGGCGTGAGCCCAACCTGCTTTTTCATCATCGAATTGTTTTTCTGTATACAATACTGAGGCTGCAGTAAATGCAAATGTTATTAAATAAAATAATACTGTTTGGGAGATTTCTGACATTTAGTTTTGGTTTAACTTATTTAGTTTATTGTGTCTACTATTAGATTAATGTACTTTTTAGCATTCAAAAGATGACGGCTTAGTTTATTGTCTTCTACTTCATTGAGGCGTTTATAAGTGAAATAGAATTGGTCTAACATATCTAGTTCGGCTTCTTCAATTGTAGCGCCTTGGGCATAAATATCAAGAAGTTCATTTTCAATGGAGTAGTATTTATTTTTTACTTCCTCCAGATTAAAATACAAGTCTCCGTTTTTATTATATATCCTCTTCCTCATATTCATCTGAATCTGCATCAAACGATTTACCAATGTTTGTTTCAATGTAATCGTTATCAACATCATCTTGAGTTAAAATGTATTCCTCTGGTTTATCGTTAATAACGTCATATTGACCCTCTTTTTCACTCCAAAAATCTGTTAGTTTTATATTATATGGATAAGAAGATAACGATCTCATTTCTAATTTTTCAACTGGCGTTGGATTTCTCTTTATAACTTCTTTCTCTAAAGCATCGATCTTATCACTTAATTCAGACATTGAGCTAACTCTGTGTTCTAATTCGCCAAATTTACTCAGCAGCTCACTTGTTTTATGGTCTGCTGATTCTGCTGCTTCTTTAGCTTCTTCACTTCCTTGAACCAGGGACGTTACGTCAATATCAACTTCATCACTTGCAGGCGCTTCAGTGGGCGCTGGTGCAGCAGAAGCATCGGATGGCACGGGAGTATTTGCCTGAGAATCGGCGTTTGTTGCGTCAAGTGGTGCCTCAGGTGAGTCCTGTGGTGTTTCACCTCCGTTAGATGTTTTTGAATCATCAACTCCTAATTCAGCACCAACCTCTTGCGTTGCAGAGTCAATATCTGAATTATCGCCCGATTCATCTTCATCGTCTTCGTCAATATTATTAGGCTCACCTGTATAGAAGCTATATTCAGAAATCATCCTAAATTTCTTTAATTCTTCTGCGAGCAATTGCTTGTTTAGTTTTTTCATGGATTTAAAATAACAATTGTCTTCCGTCTTCTACGATTATTTTTTTATTTATGCGCTCAAGTAAACTTTTATCTGTTTTTATTTTGCATTCTTCAGAAGTACAAGTTTCCTCAGTCTCTTGATTGGTTTCGTCGATAAACTTATTAAGGACGACATCTAATTTTTTTTCTTTTTCCATTTAAATTGTTTTACAACTATAAATAAATATCTTAGATGTATAAAAAGTCCAGATAATAACATAAAAAAAAGGATTCCTGTGGGAATCCTTTATCTATGTTTAGTTACATTACTTAACGTAAGAGGCTTCACTAAACCTATATATTTAATTAATTATTCTTGATTAAGAGAATATAGGAATGGAAGATATCGTAAACTATCATTGATCCTATCAAGATGTTTCTTATATTCTTTTTTTATTTCATCGCCAGAAAGAATAATGATACTCTTTTTTTTAATTTTTTCTAAAACTTTAATATGATTTAATTTCATATATTTTAATAAAAATAAATCAATGCCTAATATTATATTATTAGAATAAACATAATACATATCATTATCCTCAAATGTATAAATTTTATTAAATGAATAAAATTTTCGAATACATTTTTTTATCATTTTTTGTGAAAAATGAATTGGGTCTACAAAAATATATTCAATTTTTGATATTAACTCTTGATAGCAATAATTAATAAAAAAGAATAAATCCTCTTCATGTGAGTCTCTTTTTTCCGATCTTTTAAATGTCCAGAATAATCTATTAGATATTTTTCTATTAGTTATGTCATAGTCAGGATATTTTTTTTCAACAAAATCCCATCCAACAATTAATGTTGGGAAATTGTTATCTATTTCATCAATAGACTCAACAATGTTTAATTCAGTCGGCGCAATTATTTTACTTTCTGAAACTATGTTGCCTATAATCATTGTATTAAATTAAAAAGCGAATATAACATTTTTTATTAACAACCTCAAATATACTTAAAATATATTTGTTCACCAATACAAATCGCTATTAGGATCATTAAAATTGTCATAATAACTTTTGGCTTTTTCGCTTCTATTTGCTTGATGAAAAGTAGATTCACTTTTATATTTATCAAATCCTTGGTTACATCCGTAACACACCTCAAAATAACGCGCAAAGTTATATGCTGCCTTATAGGCACTTGTATCCGAATCACTTGATGCATACTTAATAAAAGTATCAAAATTAGGAGTCGTTAATAAATACTCTAATTGACTCTCAACAGTGCTACCTACCTTACTTAGGTCATACGATCCTTCGTTAAATTGGAGAAGACCGTAATCCCTAAGACCATTTGTGTCCTTTTGATTAACAATATTTGGGTTAAAGCTTCCGCCCGTTTCTTGGTCTATATTTCCCATAATGCCTGCCGTTAAGTTTTTATTTAGTCCTTTTGCTTTAAAAAAATTTTTTACTCGTTTTTTATTTTCAACTGTCTCCGCACTTGTTAACTTTGCTTCTTTTAAGATTAACAAAATACCGTCACGCGATTTAAATTGTAACTTCTGTCCTTTATAGTATGCATTTCCAGTTTTTTTAACAAGTAGTTTATAATCCTTTGTATCAACTGAATCGTCTATATAACCACCATTTGTTTTCATATCAAAAACTCTAACAGTATTGCTAACATTACCTCCGATTAAACTAGCAACATTACCAGTCACCTTGTAAATAAGATCTCCATGCGAAGATATATAGTCTCCATCTCTACTCATAATTAAAATATCACCAACCTCAGCCTTGATTCCAAACCCAGCCTTTAAAGGAAATAGCTCATAGCCCTTCTCACCATTAAGAGCTGATGTAGCATAATCGTGGTGAGAGGCGCTTTTAGGAAAATCTGCATCGCCTCTAAGCATAAGATATGATACAAATACTGCACTCCATGGATCTTTATAACTTGCAATGCCAGGAACTTCTTTACGGTATTTATCTATAATTTCAGTGCCTTCAGCCTCCTTTATTTTTCCGTTATTCCAAACCTTAAACTCAGATTCAGCGGCTTTGGTGAGAGATATTGGATGTGGAAGAGTACTTCCCTCTATATTAATTGAATAATTGGGCATTTGGTGGATTTTGAATTAAAAGGTTATGGTAATCATCAACATAATTTTTAGAAATAGGTGTTATACCAATTAATGCTGTTTTCTCATCGGCTTTACTTTTAAAATCGCCAAGAATAACAGAATATAAGTGTTCTGCGGTTATAAGAGGGGTCTGAACAGCTCTAATTCTTACGCCTGTAAAAAATGTAGACATAAAATTTGGCTTTATGTTATGCCTAGTGCTGATAATTATATATGCCCCATGAAACATGGGTATGTTATTCAGTTGAAAATACATCATCGGCTGAATCATTGCGTTACCCAACATTTCAATCTCTGCCTTATAACTTCTAACGGAATAAACATTATAAAGATTCTGACCAGCCTGAGTCGCACTTAGCTGTGTTGCTTGTTTGCTTAAGTCGTCCATTATTTTTAAATGTTCTGCCGTCTCAGTAAATTCTGACTGGTCTAACTGAACATCCTTGAATATATTTTGATTTTGATGGCCATAATTTACAACAAAAGCAGCTCCAAGATCTTTTGAAGATAATTTAGATGTGTTTGATGGATTTATAAAATCATTTGGTACTTTAGATGTAAAGTCAAATCCGTCATTAGGGTGATCATGATCCTCTCCAAAGTCTAATTTTGCGGATGGTTGTCCGATATACATACAAATAAATGATGGACCAGTATCTGCTATTTTCGAAGCTTCCATATAAGGGTATGGATGAAAGGCTGTTTTTAACTCCTCAGGACTCTTATAATTAATATATGATGGTAAAGGAATAAAATCCATATTATTGTCGTTGAGCAATTTTGCAAGAACTGTATAAAAGGACTGATCAGTACTTCCGATTAATAAATCGTTATACAGAAGAGGATTGATAAGTAATTCATCACCAATATCATTAAACGCTCTATTTATAAACTTGAAGCTATCAATAAGCCTAGGGCTTGCATCGCCACTTTTCACTTTTATTCTCTCGTCGGCATTAAATATAATTGTTTCTTTACTTGTGGAACCAGCAATCCATTTATCATATATTGATTTTATATTTTTATAAATATTAAGCTTAATATCATCGTTCTCAGTGGTTCCAAATGTTGCTTTAACAAGTTCTTTGTTATCAAGATTAAATGTTTTAAAAGTATC